CGGATAAGGATTCTGATGTGGCTCGTGATGAGGCGCGTGATTTTGTGGAGGACGCCATTATGCGTCCCGATTTGGATGAGGTGGAAGTCCCTGAGGATTTGGTTGCCGATGATGCCCGTTTGCCTGTGGAGGAGATGCGTGGTTTAACAGCGGATGAAGCATTCCGCCAGCACTTGGCGATGAGTGGCCGTGCAGACCCGAATCAGGGCGAGTTGCCGGGTACTGGTGGTGTACGCGAGCAGATTGCGGGATCTAAGGAGAATGTGCGGCCTAAGACCCCGGAGGAGCAGGAGGCTTGGGAAAGGGAGTTGAGGGAAAGGTTTGCTCCTAGGCCGGAACCTCAGGCGGCGCCGCCACCCCCACCGCCTCCGCCGCCCAGCAACAGGATTGCTTCACTGGTTAGTCAAATGTCTGGGCCGGATTTTGATGCGATTGAGGAAGGCGACTACGGAAGTACTCCGTGGTGGGATTCCGTTCCGGGGTTGGATGATATACCGGAGTTTGATGACCCCTACGGTGAGGAAGGCGAGTTTAACCCGTGGGACCCGGATGCCCGTTCGATGGATTCGCAGATGTTGGCCGATTTGAACATGCGGCGTGCCCAGCAGGACCAGCAAGGCTATTTCGGTGGTTTGGGTGATGCTGTGTCGTCGCTGACTGATACCGTGTCGAACATGTCCAACACTGAGCGTGCAGGGCTGGTTGCCGCGTTGGTGGCTGCCGGTATCATAACGATAGGTTCCGGCGGGACTATGGCACCGGCTGGTGCCGCCCTGCTGGGTGGCGCTGGCTTGGGGGCGTTGAGCAGTGCCCCGTAGCAGCGGGTTTGATCCTGACGATGACATGGCGTGGCGCGAGGAGGCTTTTGGTGAACGTCCTGTATTGGGTCCGTGGGGTGATCCGTTCCATGGCCCAGATGTTGATGAGCCCTTGGAGTGCGGGTTGGAGAACCCGGAGGTGTGCGAGGCATGCGATTGATGCATGCGGCTGCGATTGTCGGTATTGCCGTCGGGGTCTTTGCTTGTGCAATGATGGTGCTTGCAGTGGGTCGCGTTATTGAAGAAATCTTTAAATGAGTCGCCTTTCTGAACTCCAGAGGGAAGCCGAGTGGCGGCGTTGCACGGATGACGAAAAGTATTTTTTGGAGCATTACTGGTATATTGCCCATCCGGCGCACGGCAAGATCCTGTTCAAGTTGCGTAACGCCCAGACTGAGGCGTTGGATCATTGGGAAGATCACCGTTACAGCCTGACCCTCAAGGCCCGTCAGATCGGTTGGACTACGCTGGTGGCTGCCCACCAGTTCTGGCTGGCGTATTTTCATCCGGATCAGAACATTATTGACCTGTCGCGTACGGAACGCGAGTCGGTGTTGCTGCTACGCAAGTCCAAGTACGGGTTTGGGCATTTGCCGGATTGGATGGTGGAACGTGGCCCGGAGTCGCTGGTTGAACATCAGCAGAAGATGGCGTTCGACAATGGAAGCATGGTTACTTCGATGCCTTCGGCATCCGATCCTGCTCGCGGCGAGTCGGCATCGCTGGTTGTGGTTGACGAATGGGCGTTCCTGCCGAACCCTGAGGAAGCGTGGGCTTCCATAGAGCCGGTTGCGGACGTTGGAGGTCGCATCATCGGGTTGTCTACGGCGAACGGGTCGGGCAATTTCTTTCACGAACTCTGGGTGGGGTCGTCAACTGGTGCTAACCGGTTTGAACCCATGTTTTTTCCTTGGTCTGCCACGGAAGATCGGGATGAGTCGTGGTACCAGTCGAAACAGGAGTCGATGCTGTCGTGGCAGTTGGCTCAGGAGTATCCGACGACGCCGGAGGAAGCGTTCATAAAGTCTGGTAATCCGGTGTTTGACTTGGACGTGTTGGAAGACATGAACGCTATGGTTGAGCCGGGTCAGGCCGGGTATTTGTGGGAACCGTACAAGCGGACGGTGGAATGGCGTAAAGATGTTCACAGTTTGGCGTGAACCCCAACCCCAGAGGGCCTATTGTTTGGGGGTTGACACTGCTGAGGGTTTGGTTCACGGCGACTATTCGTGCATTCAGGTTTTGGATGTGCGCGGTGGCGAGCAGGTTGCGGTATGGCACGGGCATATTCCGCCGGACACGTTGGCCCACGAGGTGTACATGATTTCGTTGTGGTACAACGATGCTTTGACGTGCGTAGAGTCCAACAACCACGGTTTGACGACGATCACACAGTTGCGGCATCTGGGTCATCCGAACCTGTTCAGGAAGAGGACTTTGAACCGTTCCATTACGAAGGTTTCGCAGGAGTTTGGGTGGAAGACGACTAGGACGACGAAGCCGCTGCTGATTGACGACTTGGGGATGGCGTTGCGGTCTGGCGAGTTGACGATTCACGACCGGTACACGTTGGCCGAATTGAGAACGTACGTACGCAGCGAACGGGGTTCCATGGGCGGATCGCCTCACGACGACCGCGTTATGGCGTTGGCGTTGGCGAACGAGATGCGGCAATACGCGTTTATGCCCGAGTTTGCACCGAAGGTGGACGACTACTGGACGATTGATTGGTTTGCCCGGATGGTAAAATCCGACGAAAATCAGGATACTCGTATCGGAAGCCACACGGTACGTGGGACAGTCTAAACATATCCTTAGAGACTCTATTGGAGGTAAATGCCTTGGCTAGGAATTTTGTGTCGCATACGAATGGCACGCAGACAGTGGATGGCCGTACCGGCCAGAACAACAGGATGGAGCGCGGCGATTCCGTCGTAGCGAACCCCATTTGGAAGCCAGCGGCCCCGAATGCCTCCACCCAGCGTATCGCTTCGGCTTCATACGCGAATCAGGATGGTGGTTACGGGGAGATTACGGTGCGTGAAACCCCGTTCAATCAGCATGGCACTACGGGCAAGGTTGAACCGGCTACGCCGCAGCCCAACTTGAAGGGTCACAATGTTGCTCCGCACACGAAGCGGCCTGTTTCTGGTGGCCGTTGGAACCATCCCACCAAGATTAATCGCGGCACCACAACCTGACTATGGCGATCCTCCCACGGGAGGCGTCCTACGAAGACTTCTGTGATTACATCATAGAGGTGCGTGGGGATGTTCCTAACGCCGAAATAGACGAGTTATGGGATCGTCGGCATAACCTGTTGGGTTTGATGGTGAACACTGGTCGTGGTTACCGTTCCAAGTTGCCGCCCGATGAACAGTATCTGACCCGCAACGAGCGGGGCAGAAAGGCTGAGAGGGAAGCCTTGTCTCAAGGCCGCAACATTGAACGTCTACCCGACAAGGCGCATTTCTGATGGCCCGACTGACCCGTGCGGACAAGTATGAGATAATCCAACGCAAGTTGGAGGGTGCTGCCCGTTGGCGTGACGAAATGGGTTACGACGACCTGTGGCGTCGCATGAACGACCTGTACCGTGGGAAGCACTGGCCGAGAACCACCGCCAACGAGGATTTGGTGGCCGTCAATTTGGCTTTCAGCACGGTGAATGTGATTGCACCGTCGGTGTCGGTGAACTATCCGAAGATTGTCGTTTCCCCCAACGAGGAAGACAATCAGGATCATGCCACGTTTGTTGAGGCTGTCATCAACTATTTGTGGCGGCACCATGATTTCCGCAAGCCGTTTCAACGGTCGGTCAAGGACTTCCTTATTTTCGGTCACGGCTGGATCAAGGTTGGTTGGAAGTTCGTTGAGCAGGAACGTGCGCTGGGAGACAGCGAGCGGGAGGAAATGTTTGAAACGGCGATGGCGGAGGTGGATCTCCTAGCCGAGGAAGACCCGTTTATTGCCGGGGAGTTGCCTGACAACGAAAGGTTGGAGGCAGATATTCCGACCACGGCGATGACGATTGTGGAGGATCAGCCGTTTGTTGAGCGGGTTTCACCGTTCGACGTGTTTATTGATCCGGAAGCGACCTGCATGGAAGATGCCCAGTGGATAGCGCAGAGGATTGTGCGTCCGCTGGATGAGGCGAAGAAGGACAAGCGGTACAAGGCGTCGGCGCGCAGGAACCTGAGTGCCGATTCGCTGTTGAATCCGCTGTTTGCTCCCACGGATCGTCAAGAGCAGGAACAGTATCTGATTAACGAAGAGCGCACCGTCATATTTGAGTTCTACGATATCGCCAACAACACGATGGCGGTTGTGCCGCAGTCTGGCGACGAGTTTCTCGTGAACCCGACCCCGATGCCGTACGCATACGGGCAACCGTTTGTGATGGTGCGCAACTACGATGTCCCCGACTACTTCTACCCGATGGGTGACTTGGAAAGCATCGAGTCGTTGCAGTTGGAGTTGGACAAGACTCGTTCCCAGTTGGTGAATGCCCGTAAGCGGTATGCCCGCAAGTACCTGTACCATGAGCGGTCGTTCGGCCCAGAGGGCCGTGAGGCTTTGGAGTCCGACGAGGACGGGCGTCTGGTACCGGTGGTGGACGAAAACAAGCCACTGTCAGAGGTTGTGGTTCCGATGCCGCAAACCCCGTTGTCTGCGGACGTGTACAACTTTTCGGCGATTATCGAAGAGGACATCAACACGGTCAGCGGCGTGTCGGAGTATGCGCGCGGTCAGATGCCGGAGATTCGGCGCACAGCGACCGAAGCCAGCATTATCGCTGATGCGGGCAACAGCAGGGTGTCTGAGAAGTTGGCTATCGTGGAACTTTCGATTGCACACGTTGCACGGCGTGTAGTGCAGGTTATGCAGCAGTTTATGACTGGTGAACACATGGCGCGGGTTTCCACGCGGGGACCGCAGGACCTGTTCATCACGTACACGCGGGACGACATCGTTGGCGAGTTCGACTTTAGTGTTGAGGCTGGTTCTACGCAGCCGATCAACGACACGGTGCGGAAGCGGCAGGCAGTGGAAATGATGCAGGCTCTGGCCCCGCTGGTGGGGACCGTCATTGATCCTGCGGCGTTGGCCCGCTACGTATTGCAAAACGCGTTCGCGGTCAAGGACGCGGACAAGTTCATCCTACAGCAGCAACCCCCGCCGGGTACTCCCGTTGAAGACGCGAGTGCCCCGCAGGGACTGCCGGGTGGGGCACCAATGGCTGGCCCTCAAGGGCCTCCGGTGCGACCGGAGTTGATGAAACAACTCCAAGACCAGATGGGGCTGAATTTCAGGCCACAGATGGGCAACCAATAATGGGACAGTTTACCGCTGTCTAATAGGAGCAACCCTTAGGACTCCGAGGAGAAAACAGAATAATGGCAGAAGATGTTGTGGAATCCGCAGGAGCGGACAGTCCAAATTCTTCAGTTGAGGTTCAACAGGAACCTGCTGGTGAAGCGTACACCGTGAAGGTGGACGGAGCGGAGCAGCAGGTCAGTCTAAACGAACTTCGGGACGGATACCAGCGACAGTCGGATTACACCCGTAAGACGCAGGAGTTGGCTTCCGAAAGGCAACGGTTAGAACAGGCCGAGGCGATAGTGTCGTCTTTGGAGTCAGATCCAGAGGGGACGCTGAAGGCTCTTGGTGATGCGTTTGGAATATCCGCCACCCCCGGCGAGAACCCGGAAGTATCGGGTTCGATGTGGGATACGGAGGATAGTGAAACAACCAAGCGGCTCACCGAACTAGAGGGCCGCGTCAAGGGCTACGACCGTTTGCACAAAAAGCAAGCATTGGAGAAGCAGGTAACCAACCTCAAGAACAAGTACGGGGACTTCGACGAGAAGGAACTGTTTCAGCACGCTCTGCGAAACAAGATAGGCAACCTAGAGGCCGCTATCACACACATGCGGTACAACGACGTTGCGTCTAAAGCAGACAAGTTGGAGCAGGAACAGAATCGTTTGGAGGCCAAGCGTGACGCCAGCGTAGTGGAACCTTCGGGTTCCAAGCAGGCGGGTTCTACGAGGAAGGCAGTTGAAAAGCCGCTCAGTATTCGTGAGGCTTTTGAAAGTGCCAAGAGGGAACTGTCTTCATAATCACAGAGTGAGGTGACAGGTTATGGCGGCTGGCAACAGCAACTTTGACGAGATTCTGTCAACCACCCTTAAAAACTACATCCCGAAACTGACTGACAACATTTTCAGCGCACGACCATTGTTCTATGCGTTGACGAATGGTCAGACTATTCGGCGTGTGTCGGGTGGACAGAGCATCGTCGTGCCGGTTATTTACGGCACCAATTCAACCGCAGGTTCGTACTCCGGTACGGACACGATTCTTACGACGGCTCAGACCGGCATTTCGGCTGCTGAGTATTCGTGGAAGCAGTATGCGGCTACTGTGACGATCAACGGTATTGAGGAAGCGCAGAACAACGGCGAGGCTCAGATCATTGATCTTCTGGAAGGCAAGATTTTCCAGACGCAGGAAACAATCATTGAGAACATGAACACCATGTTCTTCGGCAACGGCACCGGCAACGGTGGCAAGGACTGGTTGGGGCTAAGCGCCCTAGTTGGTTCCACGGGTTCCCCCGGCGGCATTGATGCCACCGATGGTGACAACTCGTGGTGGAGGTCGGCGGTAACCAATCAGGGTTCTGCCGCAATCGACATCGCCTCTATGGCGACCTTGTACAACAACTGCTCGGTTGGCAACGACCAGCCGACCATTGCCATTACAGGTCAGAACCAGTATGAAGCCTACGAGGCGCTGCTGGATGACCAGATCCGTTACACGGATACCGATATGGCCGACGGTGGCTTCCAGAACCTTTTGTTCAAGGGCTGCCCGGTTACCTTTGATGGTACCTTGGCTGGTGAAGGCAAGTTTTACTTCCTTAACACCAAGTACCTCCAGTTGGTTGCCCATAGCGACGTTTGGTTCAAGCCAACGCCGTTCGTGCGTCCAACCAATCAGGATGCGGTGTTCTCACAGTTGCTCTGCTACGGCGAGTTGACTACGAGCAACCGCGCCCGTCAAGGGTTCATGTACGGCATCACGCCTGCATAGTTAACGGTTCGTTGCCACGGGAGGCACTATGGCACGGGGTTTCGCATACGCATACAAACAGGGGAAGCGCCCCGCCAATGAACCGGCGGGTAACTATAAGACGCTCAAACCCGAGCATCACGCCGTTGGGCGTGATCGACGTATCCATCGCGTAAACCCCACCCCCCCCCACCGTGCCCCCGTGGCCACACCAACCGACACGCCACCTGAGGAA